CAAGGAGTGGCCGCAAGAGTTAGCCCTTGCCGCCGCCCGTGCCGCCGCCTATGCCGCCCGTGCCGCCGCCTATGCCGCCCGTGCCGCCGCCTATGCCGCCGCCTATGCCGCCGCCGATGCCGCCGCCTATGCCGCCCATCATGCCGCCGCCTGTGCCGCCCGTGCCGCCCGTGCCGCCGATGCCGCCGCCCGTATTCGTCAGCGCGATACGCTTCTACGCCTAATCTCAGAAGCTGCTTAACCGAGAGGATGAACCAATGACCCAGCACATCATAGCCCTGCACAACGCCATCGTGAAAGGCAACGCCGTAGCGGCTGCGCAAACAGCGCGTTGGCTGGCAATCAACGAGGCGCGTAAAGCCAAGCGCAATTACCGCGAAGCCGCTGAGGCGCGTTTTTTCAGCGACATTTCACTGCCCGTAATTCACGCGAAAGACTGGACGCCCCCGCATGGTGGTTCGGCTGCGGTGGTTGTCATGATCGGCGGTGCGTCGTGAGCCGTTTCGCAGGCCATAAATACACATGGACGAAACCGTTCACTTCGGTCCGGCATAGCTGGGAGTTGCGTGGGCCAATCGGCGGCATCTACTTTCATGCCTCGCTGTCCCGCAACGATGAATACGAGCCTTCATGTGGGCTTGAGTTCCACCACTGCTTCGACCCGTCGGGCGGCAACCAAGCGCCGCACCATATCAACTGCCATGTGACCGGCGGTCAGTGCTGGCACGATGGAACGTCACTTTATGCGAGTGAACACATTTGGCCCATCGTCAGGGACTACCTGCGAGGCGGTGAACACGCAGAAGTCTTTCGTCTCTTGGAGCGTGAGTACGAAAAGCACTTTGAGGATTTTGCGGGGTATCGGTCATGACCCTCTACACCCCCATACACGCCGCGCTTGTCGGGCGTCGCCTTATCCCAATGGACGGCGAGTGCTACTGCCCCTCCTGCCGCCGCGACGACCTGTACCGCAATCAGATGGCAGTCGCAGGCCACCCTAACGCGCCGGATGCTGCGGAATACGCTGAGCGCTTCGGAGGGACGATCTGCTGGGATTGCTACGAATACACCGAGCCGCTGCCTAAGCCCGCGATACCGGCTGGCTATGTGCAATGCAATGAATGTGATGCAGGCAATCGCGGCGTTCGCGTGAGGGATGAAACCACAGGACGCTTTGTTACCGACTGGTGCCCCCGCTGTGACGGCGATGGCCGCGTGAGGGTGGCGACATGATCCGCCGCATCATCGCGTATTTTCGCAGCATCAAGGCCGAGGCCCAATACATGAACGACCTGAAATTCGAGTTCGACCGGATAGAGCGCAAGGCCATCCGAGACGCAGAACACAGCGCAGAGTTCCACGAGGAGAATGTGACATGCCGTTAGACCTACGCAGCCCCCGCGCCATACGCCGCCAGAACATCCGCGACGTGTTTCTTGGCATCATCGGCCTGACCGTTATCGCAATCGCTGTTTTCGCCGCGTCGTATTCAACAGCCGGATCGCAGTTCATCGAAGCGCAGGCCATCCACCCAGACTGCATGGGAGATGCCAAATGCTGATGGTTGGTATGCACGACCCGGTTTCAGCCAGCGAAATCTCTAACGATCTCAACGCAGCAATTAAACAGGAGGAAGCGGTATGAACGCTATAACGACAAATGTTCAGCATATGCCCAGTGATAATATCGGGCAGCATGACCACATGGCGAGTGTAATCGAGCGCATTGCGATGGACCCTGGTAGTGACCTAGACAAGCTGGAACGTATGCTTGCAATGAAAGAGCGCATCGACGGGCAGAACGCTATGCGCCAGTTTGCCGACGCGCTTTCTCAAGCCCGCGCTGAAATTCCGCCGATTATCAAAGACGCCAAGGTAGACTTCACCAACCGAGAAGGGAAGCGAACCAACTACCAGCATGAAACTCTAGCAGGTATCGCCAAGGTCATTGACCCGATCCTCTCAAAGAACGGGCTTTCCTATCGCTTTCGAACCGATCAAGGCCAAGGTGGGGTGAAAGTAACTTGTATTATTCAACACCGTTCCGGGCACGTTGAAGAAACAACGCTAATGGGGGCTGCGGATCAGTCAGGTAGCAAGAATGGGTTTCAGGCTATCGGCAGCGCCGTGACGTACCTACAGCGGTATACACTCAAGGCCGCTCTAGGCCTGTCCGCAGAGGTAGACGACGACGCGCAGAGCGTGACTGACAACGCCCCCGCTCAACAGCATCCCAAGCCAGCAAAGCCAGCCACCCCCAACCCCGAAGCAGTTGCCGATCAAATGATCGCCGCAATCAAAGGCGCTGATAGCGAAGGCAGACTGAAAGGCATTTGGACCAGCGACAAGTTCAAGTCTGATTTGGCATGGCTGCGCAAGCAAGACGCGGAGAAGGCCGCGCATGTAGAAGCCGCGAAGGATAGCCGCAAGGATAGCCTCAAGTCAAGTATCGGCCATGACCTTGACGATGAAATACTAGATTTTGAAGGGAACCTGAAATGAACGATATGAACCCACGCGCAATCGTTGGAGGGAACAATCCCCCTGATCCGATTGACCAGATCAGTGCTATTTATGATGCAGATCGCGAGGAAGCCGCAAACTGGACAGACGGAGCGCCTGTAGAGAACGAAGCGCAGATGAATGCGGTCGATGCCCTGCGCAAATCCATGCGCGAATGGCGTCTATCCCTTGAGAAGGGGCAAAAGGAAGCCACGGCCCCGCTCCGCGCCGTATATCAGGCCGAATTGGACCGCTGGAAGCCGACTATCGAGGATGCCAAGCGAATTGAGGGTTGCCTTGTCGCCACCGTGGACGTGTTCAAGCGCAAGCTGAAAGCCGAGAAAGCCGCAGCCGAGAAAGCCGCTTGGGAAGCCGCGAACAAAGCCCGCCGCGAAGCCGAGGAGAAGGCCCGCGCTGCCGATGCGTCCGACCTTGAGGCACAGCGTGAAGCGCAGGAGGCGAAGGACGCCGCTATTGCGTCCGAGAAAGCCGCGCAAGCCGCCAAGCGGGATCAGGTCAAGGGTATGCGCACAGTCACCCGCTACACCATCGGCAGCCACAAGACCGCGCTGGCCGATATCTACAAAACAGACCCCGACGCAATAGTTGCCTTTGTCGATGAATACGTGCGTCGGAACCACAAAACCCGCGCCATTGCTGGCGTGACAGTAACACAAGAGCAAGAGGCATATTGAGCATGGTAAAGCAGATTAAGGCCAAAGTAGGCACCTACGAAAAGAACGGTGAAACCAAAGTCGTCTACGTCGATATCGGCGTGATTATGACGAACCAGAACGGCGACTATGCGCTGCTCGACCCGACGGTGAACTTGGCGGGTGTTTTGCTGCAACAGCAGACCCACGCGAACAAGACTAACGGCAAGTCCGGCGACCGCGTGATGTGCTCCATCTTCGACAACCAGCGCGGCGGCGTTCAGTCTGGCGGGGGCTATGACAGCGGCAGCACGGGAAACTATGACGCGCCGAGCGGCTACGGCGCAGGCGGCAACCCGAATAGCGGGCGCGACTTGGATGATTCGATCCCGTTCCTCATGGAATGGAGAGTGTAATGGGTATCTTTGACATCTTCAGAAGAAGCCAACCCACGGCCAAGGCTAAGTCCACCCCGGCGCAAGATAGAGCCAACCTGACTATAAAGGGTCCAGTCGATAAGGTTGCCAATATCCGCAAGGGATTGAAGCTGGTTAAAGAGCGGCGCGGCCTAAACTCTCAGATTGAGGCGGCAGCGTTTCTTATTGATGCGTTTAAGGCGCATGAGGAACGCGCCCTAATGGATCGCGGCATCCCGACGATTAAGGGAGGGGAACGGCAGAGCGCGATTGCCCTTGCGGCATCCGAACTGCCAGCAATGCCCAAAATATCTCTTGCCGAACGAGGGGAAGTTGCGCGGCGCATTGAGACATGCCGCAAAACATTGAAGGCCATTGAGCAAGAGGACCGCCCGGCGGGGCTGCGCTGGAGTTGGGTTGAGTGCCTCAAAGCCAACAAGCGACTTATGGCGCTGCTAACGTCTGGACTGCCGCTGGAAAATCGGAAAACGGCAGGCGTCCTAGTGGATGGTGAGTTCTACTACTGCGCAGGCGCAGGCACCGCGAAGATGCCGGGGGTAAAGGGCAGGCAACATATGAGCGTTGATGAATTTTTGCGGGTTGTCCGCGACCGCTCGAAGAAGACGGGCTGACCCATGAACCCGACCGCAGACAGCATCCTTGCCAAGCTGAGAGACAGCGCCACGGCAGCGGATATTCACGCGGTAGCAGACAGGCATCGGGCCGAGGTCGTGGCAATGAAAACGTCAGATCCGGCCCGCTACCACCAAATCGTGAACGCGAAGGCGTATTATCTGGAAAGGCTAAGACATGGCACCTAGAGTAATCATTCTGACCGGCGACATGCAGCGCACCCAAGCGAAATGCGTAGTCGATCAAGCGCCAGCGGGCTCGGTCCTAACGGTCACGCAGAAAGCCGGGATGCGCACCAACGCGCAGAACCGCCTTGTGCATCGCTGGTTTGCAGATATCGCCCGCCATCATTCGTTTGGCGAAAGCGAGGCGGATATCAAGGCAGAGTGCAACCTGATGTTTGGCCGGCCAATACTTAGCCGCGACGACCCTGAATGGGAAAGCGTGTTCGGCTACATTTTCGACGCGCTGAACAAGCCGTCCAAGCTGAAAGCGATCCGCGTGCTGGACGTGCCGTTCACCCGCAAGATGGGCGTTTGCCAGCTCACAGAATACATGAATGAGATGCAGCGTTTCTACGCAGAGCAAGGCGTGATCCTGACGGACCCCGACGCCCGCCGCTATGAGCAGGATATGCAGCAAGAGGGGGCCAAGGCATGAACATCAAGTGTATGATTGGCCACGATTGGAGCCTTGTTGCGATCAACTCAGATGCAATGTGGGATCGTGGGGGGCATGTCCACCTGTCATTCTATAAGTGCAAACGATGCGCGAAGCGAAAATCTACGGGAAACAGCCCACTCAAACATAAATACGCAGCCGCATTATGCGAAAGATGGGTGGTTGCTGGATCGCTGCCAAAAGGGTCACGCCTGCACAAAGCGGAACTGAGGGTAATTAAATGAATAAGCAACTCCGCCGCACCTCTATGCGCCGCGTAAGCAAGAAACGCGCCGCCCGTCGTGCATCAAAGCTGGGACAAGACGACCTCACGTATATGGGGCTAGTTAAGCAACTTCCCTGCGTTATCTGCGGGTCACCGCCCCCGAATGACGCCCACCACTGCCAAAGCCGACCGCCTGCCGACGAGCCGCACGGATACGACCAGCTACCATCTGCGGGTCGCAAGAGCGGTGACCGTGATACGATCCCGCTTTGCCATTGGGATTGCCACCAAGAAGGCCCGGAATCTTACCACAAGAGCAAGCGGGCATGGGAGGCGAGAAATGGGCCGGATTACGGGTTTATCCCAAGCACCCGCGCAGCCGTTGCGGCGATGTTAGGCGAGATTGATTACTGAGATTCACGCTCTGGGAATAACGCGGCCACAGCGAACTAGTGGCGACAAGACCGAGGACAATATCCAATATGGCTGACACAGCATCCACACTGCCCGATTTCAACCCATCCAATAATGAGGTTGTCGATGGCATCAAGTCCCGCACCGAAGAACTGATGGCGTA